GGCGCATTCAAAATTGCGAGCTATTGCTCCAATAATTTCTTATTGACTAAAGGGTCACACTTTAGATTTATATCTTTTTTCTCATACCTGTAGATACTAACAGGTTTCGCAGCTATTATATGCCCGCTGCGTGCCTAGGGCTATGCTTATGTTGGAGGAGCGGCCTCTCGGTATACTCTGGGTAATCCAGTGAAAAAATATACCTGAAAATCCTCCGCAATAGCATAATGCACATCAAAAACACCATATGCTGTTGTTGTTGATACAAAGCGAAAGTCCACACCTTCAATTGTGTCGCTCGTTGTTGTATAATCCAATTTCTTGCCAGGTACAAACCTATTTGGCGAATAAAATGGCACTTCAATTTCTGTGCTAGGATTTATACTATGGTTCATGTACACTTGTCCTAATGTACCAATGAGCGAACCTCTGAAATCAGTTCCTTGGAAATTATTTTCCTTCACACTTGGTTCTGCAACTCCCTTTTCAGTGGTGAAACCACCTCCTGGAGTTGCCGTGAAAAATGAATATCCAGGAATTGATGATGATAAAGGGGCTCTTTGCAAATATCCATTACAATCATATATGACTCGACCACGACGTAGCCATTTCTGACGAATTCCACCTCGCCATCCTTGGTGAGCCATAATTATCCAATGCATAAGAGTTGTATTCACATAGGAATAAGGATCGAGTGCTGCTGTGGTATGAATTGCACCCGGAACATATCCTCGATACATTGGTAAACCTGGTATACGACCATACATAGTAGTAGCAGTCGTATCAACGTTACCTAATGTAATTCCATGAGTATACCTTCTAAGCAAAGGTCGAAATGATTGAATAGATTCACCTGTCCACACCTTAGACAAAATTTGTTCATATTGCAATTCCGGACCTAAATGACATTCATCTGACTCATCATTAATTGGTTTATGCTCTTGAACTTCAGTGTGTCCATCTTCGAGATCATTTGATTCCTCCAAAGCTTGTGGTTCAAATAATGCTTGTGGAGTAAATGTACTTCTCGAAAAGGTGAAATTTGCTAATTTATCATCAGGTACGAACACTTCAAAATCGTCACCCATAGATACATATACATTAACGTAAATTTCATTTGATGCAGTGGTATTGGGAGTTGTCAATTTATTGACCACATACACACCTAATACTCCATTACCAACGTTATCTGCAACATACGTCGCTGTACTATATCCCTCTGTGAAACTATCCTCTCCAGGATTCAAATGTTCCAACAGTGTTTGAGTTTGTCCATTTCCTACGACAATTGTGAAATCATCTTTTTCTGTAATATCAACTACTTCAAGATAATTGGTATTATACTCAGTGGAAGCAAAGTACTTCGGATCATATACGATCTTAATCCGGCCTTTATGGTAAGCACTGCGTACGACCTGAAATCGAATTTTCATCGATCCCGTCCAATACTTGAATGGAAGAGCTGCAAAACAACATGCTGGCATGTGATAAGCAGTATCAGCACCTGATCCAGATTCTGCCCAAACACATGGATTTACTCGCATATTCCACAACAGCTGTTCAGTATTGTCAGCTGTTCGCCAATCAAACGTCGTCAAATAAGATTCTCGCGATGCGATCGATTTGATGGACAATGTGTCTGTATCTCCAACTCCAGAAATACGTGGATCAATAGACAATCCTTGTTGATCATCGATAGTAACTTTCTGAGCCATATCTGGTGTTGTAGTTGTTGCTAACGCCGACACATTTACAGGTTTAAATGGCGTTGGATCTACTGTCACATTTGGTCGAGAATATCCAAATAATTTGGCAATTGCTGCAGTTTTCTCTGCAGCAAATTCAGCTGCTGTTGCATATGGTGTCAAAACAGGAATCATTTTGAGAGCTCCTGCAGCTTTTGCAACTGCTGTAGCGGGTCCAGAAATCATACCATTCGTATTAGCCTGAGAATGTTCTGGAACAGTTGCCAATCCTGTTTTTGGTGGTTTCTTTGCTTTCATCGTACCACTTTTTGATTTCTTATCACTTCCTTGTTTGCCTTGTGACATCTTCACTCCCTCTTGTTTTGCCTGGGGTGATAATGTTGAAGGTTCAACAGAAGTTGGTACAGCAAGAGATACATCGGAACACCACGCAAATACTGAAATTTCTACAGGATCTGTTGCACCATTCGCATGTTGCAATGTGTTTACAGTTCTCAAATAAATCTGTCCCATTTGATTCCACTCAGCATCTGGTATTGACAAATAGTTTTTATACCAAAAGAAAGGCAGTTCCATAGTTCCACCTGTTGAAGTCGTTGGATTAATAAAAATCTTTGGCCTTTGCGACAATTCAACTAAATCTTGTGATATCAAACCTGCCAAACTGCTAACTGAATCATTAGCATCGAGTGGATTATAACCAAACATTACGAGACCATAATGGAACGGTGTCCCGTTTACAAGTACTTTAAGGTGCATTTTACAACGCAACAAATTGTAATTTGAAATTCTATTTACAACTCGAGGGTTGTTGAAATAAACTGACCAAGGATTAAAATTTGCTGCCAAAGTCAAGTTTATACCCCATTCTGTGGAAAACACTTTAATTGGGCGTGAAAAGAAATTACCCAAATCCACATCATCTGAATCCTGCATCATCCTCGTAGGATCCATATAATCATCCAAATCATATGAATGACCAGCATCACCGTCTTCAAATGCAACGTTTTCACGTTGCGTCATCGGAAGCGAATTGTATACTACACTTTCTTCAGCTTGTGTTTCATACACTATTTCATCTCCCGGTCCCATATCTTTTACATCTACTTTTACATGTTCAAAATTTCCTACATTTACATTAATATTTTCATTTCTTCTTATACTACTTAAACAATTACCGATCGTTTTTCATTCTCCCTCAGCACTTACAATCATTGTGCTGGGTGACTGCATTTTCACTTACTCCTTTACGTAAATTCCTAAATAGGAACAGACATTACGTCCCAGATACATATGCAAGCCTAATGTACGATGCACAAATACAATAAAATACATAATACATTGGTAATCCAATACATACATTCCGATTTTTGCTTTCATTTTAGACCTCATTCGGAACACGAGGCACGAGTTTATAGACATCTGGGTCTGATGAATGCTTTATGCTAATTCGAACATCACTGGTTCCTCAGTGATATCCTTGGCTAACCGTGATTCATCATAACGATCGACCATTTCTTTCAGAGTGGGCAATTCTCCCATATATCCATGCAATCCTGTTTCAATAGCTACTTGCTCAAGTTGCTTCCTACGTTCATGGAAAACATCTGGACCGTGCATTGCGAATTCCATACAAGCACTCCTCATTGCCTGCATTGAAGCTTCTTCAGGAGATGTTGTCTTCGACTTCATAACATTATGCAATGATTTTGCAATAGAAGACACAGACAACGCTGCAGTATGTGCACCAAATGCTGGATTATATGTAAATTTCCTTTTCAAAAACTCAACATCATCCAAATTACTGAACTCATCACCTTCTTGAATTTCAGTTTTATCAGCTTTGGTGTACTTCATACCTACTTTTGTGAGAATTCCAACCAAACTTGCCATGTTGAAAACTTTCTCCTCTGGATGAACGCCCATAATGTTATCATCACCATAACAACATAGTGAAATGCGTGAATCAAATGGTGGAACAATTTCCTCACCATCATGAATCGTGTAATAACAATAACGCATATACAATGAATTCACCAAGTTGTTGATAATAACAGTCAATGGATGACCTGAAGGACTTGATCCAAACATCTGGATAAATACACCATCATACTCATATATTGGATAACTCATTTCAGTTGCCAAGCCTCGCATGACCATTAAATCCTCTTCTGTATATCCGCATGATTCAGCAACAGTAAATAGCATATCAAATGCAGACATCATAACTTCCGGATTCATTGTTTTATCATAGGCTCCATAATCTCCAGCCAATATGCGATCTTTTCCATATTTTGACAAATGTTGAGTCAATTTTTCCCAAGCAGGACCATGGCAATTTATACCAACAGCACACTCAAAATCAAGCCAATTATTTTGCAATACCCGAACAAGAGGAAGATAATACTTTCGTACCAAATATGTGAATGCTACTTCACATCCAGCAAAGACTCGTTTCTTTTTCTTAGTCCATTTGACTGGTTCATCCTTCAGACATGCACGAAATATAGTATGAACTCGTTTTCCTTTTTTGAGCTCGTTTTCCATTCGAACAATCTCTTCCATGAATTGCGGATCGTTGAAATCAACAATGGCAGAAATTCCTGCCATCTCTTTCTCTACCTCTTCAATAAATCCATTCTTTGCTTTATTCAATGGCCATCCCATGGATGTCTTGAGGTTGATACGACTGTAGGCAGCAATACCATCAGCTCCCGACATGATTACTTCGTGACATAAGGGATACGTGATTTCTTTGTACTTAGGATTTGCATCCATAAATTTGATAATTTTAGTTTGAAAATCACTTACTGCACGCTCCCATGGTCGTGTTGCAAACATTCCCTTGGGATGCATCATTGTGTCCAAATCTCTTTGCCAATCAATCTGTACATCTTTTACAGTCGATGGCCCATGCATTCGTGGAATTTGCATGATTTCGGTGACTTTGTTTGAGATTGGAGATTTCCTGACATTCGTTCGGAAATCAACAGATCCTTTGTCATGAGCTCCATAGATCAATGCGCATGGTGGTTGTTTGGATTCATCAGCCTTCATCTTTCTGGTAGAATGATTTTGTGGAATGTTTGTGTGCAATTTGTAATTTGTTCCATACTTATTGATTGTCATATTTCCTTCAGAATGACAGCTCAGATTATTCTTACAATCCAAATCTCCTAGAGCTTGTCGAATCAAATTTGCATTAATCACTCCAGCTACTCCATATCCAGTTCCAGTCCGACCTGCCAAATGAAATCCTACAATTTGATGAGGTGTCCTTTTTGTCACCAATGCAGACATACACATACCAGGTTTAGTTGATATTCCAAGATGATACGAAATTCCTTCCAATTCACCTATTGTTGTAGACACCATTTTGCGGTCTCGTGCACGTGTCTTAACAACACCACTGGTTCCATTAGATCCTTTCATGACTAAATCCATAGCCTCAGCAATGAAAGGATAATCATCCTGGACAATCATATCAAGCATGTCACGAACAGGACCTCCTTTCAGAAGCCGCACTAGTGCATAATCATGCCCAAAAAATTGAATCTTGTTAGATCCTATGTTTTCCTGAAATGTTCGATTGATGGTATCATCGCGACCTTGTTGAACTACAATTGTGATATCTTCATGATCTCGCACCATATGACCTGGAAGCAACCATGTGTTCCCTTGTATTGGAAAAATGGTACATGACAATTTTGTATTCTTCTTGTTATTATAGATGGTACAAAATGCCATGTGTCTCTTCAATACATTCATAAACTGATCACCACTCATTGTGGCTGCTTTTTCAGTTCGAGGTAATGGTGTGAACTCAATTTGTTTCCAATTGTTTTCATGATCTTCTTCAACAACTTGCGGAATTCCATCTTCTCGTCCATGTGCTGCAATCATATTTGTTTGTCGCCGGAAGCATTGGATTGTCTTCAAGACTCCAATAAGGCACATAGTTCCACCTACTATCTTGAGTCCAAGTATCACTTCCTTTGATAATTTTTCATCACGCCATTGACACCATGCATCATGCAATGATCGTACTTTGTTTGATGCATTATAGACAACTTCATCGACACCCATATTTCGATACCATTGTTCAATTTGATTGAAAGGATTTAATGGTTCCCACATTTCTTCATCGTCCTCTTGTGCCATGATTCGATCTTCTACTTCTTTACATTGTACATCCAAATTTTTTTTACAACACTTACATGTTTTAGGATCATCCATATGCTCACACAATTGCAAATCATAAAATTGTTCAGTTTGATTCACAAATCCTTTTTGTTGTTGGAAAAACAATGCAGAATCACGACGAATATAATCAATGACATCTCTGATTGAAGCGTTCTTTTTGATACATACAAATTGAAAGTTATCAGCTCCTTTTTGTGTGCGAATGATCTTGATGACTTGAATATCAATTAACCATGCATCAGGAATCATGACATCCTTCAAGCGTTCAGTTTTGATTCCTCCTGTTTCAGAGTCAATCCAATCGTCACGCAATCGCACATCAAGATGAACATTGAAACGTCGCAAAATTGAAGCTGGTTCATTCGAGAAAACATTTGCCAGCAAGTGCTTGACATTTGTTGTGACACTCACAATTTTAGGTCTGATCATTACATTTCCTTTCAATTCAGCAATTGGACTCAATGCCGCTTTTGGAACATTATTTAGAAAATCAATAATCTTTGCTGTTGGAGAAAATTCATATTTATCAGCTTTTGTATTACCAAAATCATCCATTGTGACTGCTTGATGAAATGTTCGATACTCCGATTGAAATGGATCACTATCATTTAGGGTGACTACATGTTCCTTTCCACTTGGAAATCCATTTGACTGCAATCCAACTTTGACTAAGATGGTGTTGATCAGCGTTTTTCCTACAGCTGATCCGCCGAAAATACAAATACCATATGGTTTTTCTCGTACTGGCGATGCTTTTTGCAACAGAACCAATTTCGAACGCATCTTTTTCAAAATAACAAGACGATTTGTCAAAACAGTTTTTGCTGCTGGATTTTTCTCAACTGATATCATTGTGATAGTTTTCATAATCAAAGCTTCCAATCGCTCTTCAAAATCAGCTTCACCATTAATACTTTCAGTTTTAAGATCAGCTAATCTTCCTGTTTCCAAAAGGGTGTCACACGAAATCAATAAAGAATATTCTTGCTCGTACTTAGCTGTTTCTTCATCATCGTACATCAATAAAGACAAATCCCCCTTAGCAAAAGCAAGGTATCCTCTTTCGACAAAAAATGCAATCGTCTCAACAACCATTTCAAAAAAATCAATTGATTGTTTCTGAACATCCCAAGCACGAGCTCGGAATAATTCAATTGTTCCAATTGCAATTGGCGTATCTTGCAAATTTCCAATTCCAAATGTTGCGAGAATATTGATTAATTGAACAAAATTTTTGGCAAAAGCACCATGCCTAAATTTTTTCCAATCGAGTACACATTGTTTCATTTCTCGAATCTTGTCTTCTGCTGACATTGTTGGTTCTACTTCATCACCTTGAGCTTGCGGTGATGGCTTGTCATCTTGGAAAATTTTATTGATGACACCTGTTAGTGTTTTCAACATCGATTTAGTGTAAAACGTGCGGGCATATAGTTGAATTGCTGCAACTGCCCCAACCACATTTTCGACATTTGAAAGTGCCAACATTAAAGACATGATATCTTCAATGCGGCACAGGACTGTTTCCAATAAGTCCGTTGATTGTGAACCATATTGCAGTGTCGATTTTAATTGCTCAAATGACTCATGCAAATTTTTGGCTTGTTCAATTTGACGACCAACATTGTTTTTGTGATGATTCAATGCTTCAAACAAACCATGCGGTTCATAAAATTTCGACAATTTAGCATCGCGTCTCCTTTGAATTGCTATTTGTCTCATCTTCTTTTTGCTCCGATCTTTTAACTGCGGAGCAGTTTTCCTATCGCCTTTTCTGGTGTAAGCACCAGTACTCTTTTGTGTTTTGTTGTCCTTCATATTTAAACTTCTTCTCATTCATATATTAGGATAAGGTTAAAGACTCAAGTCGTGTACGATTGTAAACGACTCGAGCAACTTCAACCATAAAAGGTTTGAAAATGCTCAAGTTGTTTCCATAGACTTACTACCTCCATGTATCCACTAGGTTTATGACTCTGCGCTCAAATCGATTTGTAATTTTCGAGAGCAATACAGCGTTTTTCTGACCACGTTGTGGGGAGTTTGGTTCTATGAATGTTCGTCCGAACTCGGAGTGGTGGTTAAACCCCTCCTTTGGTTTGCCTTGTTTTCATTTTGTTCCTGTATTCTAATTGGCTCAGGAATCAGAACACCCGCCTTCAGGTCTTATTGACGGGACTGACTGTTTGTGTGCCTAACGTTAATTACGCATAGTTCTCCTAGATTTCGTATTCCGCCTAGGTGATCAGTATTGGGCGGTTTTGGCTCACATCTTATTTAACGACTGATCGAGCTCACAGTCATTTAAGGGTATACTAACACTCAGCACCCTACGTTTCCTTGAATTATGCAATTCAAGACATGGATTATTACTACAGTGTAACTTACCATCGTTTTGATTTTTCACACACTTGAATCTTATTTTTATAGTGTTTTTCATTCAAGTTTTAACATATATAGGGGTTGTTGTCAGGTAGTCAGTCTGACATACTTACATAAAATGTTCGCATCTAGTTTTTGATAACATGTTGTATGCTAAGAGCATATGAACATCTTCTAATAGACAATGGTATGTTGTCTAACAGAAGCTTCTATCTCTTAACACACAATTGTCTCAATATAAAGACACTTACTAGCACGAATGCACACCTGCGCGAGGTATACGCGTCACTAGCCGATAGAG